TCTACTGTAACTTTCTGTGCATTATCTGGCACATTAGTTAAAGCAAGTGAACTAATAGGAGTGGGCCTTAGAGGTTCGGGTGCTTTGGTGATTGGGGGCCTACTATAACCAAATATTTTGGCCATTCCTGCAACTGCTCCAGCTCCTATTTCAGTAGCTGTAGCGAATGGACCAATATATGGTACTCCCTTCAGATATGCTGCAAATTTAGCAACTGAGGTAGCAGGACCACTTATCATTCCTTTTGTATTTGCCTCTTCAATTTCACCAGATTGAGGAGACAATGTGTCTTGATCTACTGAGGTTAATACACTCATAGATACATCTTCTGCCCATGCAAATGTTGTGACGGTAACGACATCTGTAGCACCATTTGAATGCTTTAAAGTATTCAAGGTTCTAAAGTATAATCGTCCCATTTCACTCCATTGTGACTCTGGTATTTCTATATAATTCTGATAATTAAACATAGGTAATTTCAGTTCTCCTCCAGTAGAAACTGTAGGATTCAAAAATACATGGGGTTGTTGTGATGCTTGTACTAAATCCTCACGTACAAGTGCAGCATTAGAAGACAATGTGTCATACACATCAAAAGGAAGATAACTCACTAGCATTCTTCCATATTGGAAACCATTACCATTTATAACTATTTTGACTTTAAGATTAGCCTTTAATAAATTATAATTAGTAAGACGGTTAGCAACACGAGGATTATCAAAATATAGACTCCAAGGATCAATATCATAGTTCAAATTGACACTTGTAGACCATTCTTGTTCAGATATTTTGATAGGACGAGAAAAGAAGTTTGCTAGTGATGCGTCGTTTGCATCTTGCATACAACGCGTAGGGTCCATATCAGATATAACATCGTACATATAAGGATCGTGCTGATCCGAAAATTGCACATTCTCATAAGTAGATGCACTTCCAACTTTAAAAAGCGAATTATCTGCTGTGGTTTCCCCACTTTGACACTCAAGGATTTCCATAACCTGGTTAAATAAGCATTCGTTTATTCTCTTGGGTGGAATTTCTACTCCATCAAATGACGAAACAGTTTTCCCTAATTCCCATCTGTGCTTATGCCATAGTTTATCAAAACGGTTTGGATTAATTTTATATTTCCTGAGGTCTGACAAAATTTCAAATATTGTTGGGTATGTAATACCCGGTGTATATATATTATTTACATTATTAGTAAGCGGTATTTACAATCTCTAAGCATTGCTCAGTGCTAAGAGTGGTGTAGTTTACATTGAGTAGACGAAACTCCCTCCTAAATAGGAGTAATCCGCAGGCAAATTGTCTTTATGTATAAAGCCTAATTCTAACACACAAAAGTACACAAAACTTGTGTAAGAACTGGTATCCATATATACACATGAAGTTTTGCTTTTCCGTAGAGCCCAGACTCAAAACTGGGTGAATAGGTTTAAGGCACCTATTCCAAGCCTACGATTTCTTCTTCCTGTTCTAATTCTTCTCCAAGATATTTGTGGCGCCAATGATTGACACGCTTATCATAAGAGACTTCTAGAGCAGGGCACAGGTGTTCGATTTCACATTCCTGTGCAACTTGACGGAGCTTACCCCTACGATCTTCAAATACATCTCGACCATAGTAAAACCAATCATGCAATGAACTCTCAATATTTTGAGCACTATGCATGGCTAGGGTAAGTTCTTTAGAAAGTAAATGTGCATGAAGTCTTTTAAAGATGGAATCTTCAGATAAAAGTCCAACTTTCTGTCCCAAATCTTCATTAAACACGCATTTACGTTTCAAAAAGTCCACATCCTTTTCCGCCATATAATGTGTAGGTGTGGATTCTTTATCTGGCATGGTGAATTTCATGTCATGTTCAGCTAACCATTCAGCATATGTAATATGGGTAAATTTCCCACATGACTCTGATACAGTTCCTATAACATCATCTCCATATGTCAAAAACGCACAATTTTCCTTAAAATCCTTATTAGGATAAATAGTGAAAAAGCAACTTCTTAACAAAAGAGAATTGACTAAGGAATTGATAATAACCGTAAGGTTTTGTCCAGAAGGATTAGTACCAAACAATTGAATTAAATCACCATTATAAGCCATTACAGGGTATACAACTTCATGCACAACCATTTTCATTAAATGAATGTCGTCAGTCGTATATCCTTCACATTTCTCTGCAATATCAATTAAAATATCAAATGCAGCAATTGTGACTTGAGCAGGCATACGCACATCGTATTTGCTGTAATCTCCAGCAAGTACTCTGTCTTTACCTTTACTCATAGCGGCTTCCCAGAGTTCATCCCATTCCAACCCTTCTGCATTTACACCAACAGCGCATTCATAAAGGATTGGATTCATTTGAATAATTCGAACAATTGGAAGGAAATACATCCTAATTAAAAGCTGTAAGACAAGTGGAGCACTTTGAAATACTCTAACTTTGTCTTTAGTCAACTTTGTAGGTTCATCCTTCAAGCATGACTTCCAAATCATGTAACATCTTTTGCCTTCACGCAAAACGGCAACAATCTTTTCGAATTCTGCCCATACTTCGGGGACAAAAGTACGGGGTTTACCAACTTCCGGATACCCTTCAGGATCTAAATCAACTAAAAGTGGATGTTTTGAACCTGAAAGAGGAAAACCAGGTGACGAGGAAAAATTCATAGCGTCTATAAATTTAACACCAATTAAACCACAAACAGTGGCAACCCTCGACAATGGTTTTGCTCTAAAGAGTTCTGGAATCTTTTGTTTTAGACCTGTAGTCAATTCTTTCATAGATCTGACGGATCTTGACAAAACACTCCCAATTGGTAAACTAGGGACAGATGCGTGAACAAGTGTGGCTTGATAAGGATATCTTCCTTTACCTTTCATTTTTGGAGGTCCCCATTTCTGAGGGACTCCAAAAACTTTTTCTACAGCATTGGACATCATTGTAGGTGATACATTGCTGTGAGGTGTAGCCTTTCCACTTGTTTTTCCGTATACATCAATACATGCTCCTTCTGTTAAGAAACGTGTCGCACTCTTTGGGTGAATTTCTGCTCCTTCAAAAATGGATTTTCCAAATGTTTCAGTAGGAAAATCACCCATATTTGGGAGTAAATCTCCGCATGATGCAGAGAGTACAACACCATCAACAGTAGAGAGTTCTCCAATGGCATGATTAACTTGGTCAACTGTGAGTGTACCACAACCACCAAGCTTACCTTTGCCTCCAAGGTGAAAGCCTAAAATGACTGATCCCTTGGCGTCACTAATGACAGGAGACATACACATTCCAGCTTGTGTTTCAATAGGGAGATCATAATAACTCCCCATAAAAGTCGTCTGGGTATGTGCAACTCTACTACTGCCTTTAAATAACATTGGAATAGCTCGTATTGATGAATCCATTATCTCGCGAGTAACCAATTTAGCAGGAGTCCTTTTAAGAACATTTCCTTCAGGCAAGAATTTACGAAAATCCTTCATTGATCCCCCACTTGTTACAAAACAAAGTGAGAAATCAGTTAAAGGAATATCAACTCTAAAAGCCTGAGATATTTTATCTTTAAAGTAACTACCTACTTTTCCTGGTTCAGTCTTATAACACCTAATACTAATGTCACGTTCTCCATGTTCTTTAAGAAAATGAGTTGGAACTAACATGAAGTTAGATGTTATGTAAAACCCGAGAGTAGTCTTATTCTTGTCAGAAACCACTCCTAACAAATTTGTTCTCATAGATGAGGCCAAATTGTCAGAAGTAGTAGTCTTCGAAGGTTCAGACATTGGTAAAGGAACGGTTTCGGTAATTAACCAGGGATTAACCTTATCGTTACGTTCATCAACTTCACCAATATTCTCAGGATTTAGACCTGTTTGAGTCTCGAGTTGTGTATATCTCGATCTCATTGTCGCAAGAATAATTCCTATAGCTCCTAAGCCAATAATAGCGTATTTAAATTGCCACTGTTGAGTAAAAGTGCTAACTACATCTTTTAATTCTAGAATTCTGTTACGAACCATATTCTTATAAGTTTGAATAGTTGCACAGGTATACCAATAACAAGCAAAAACTGTTAAGGATAACCACAATAGTGACATTGTAGGAATGGCAAACATAAACGCTACCATACAAAATACAAAGAAGCTATTTCCAAATATGAGCGATCGCTTAATATCCTCCTTCCAAAATAAAAGACCAAATTTTAAAACCTTCGGATGGCAAATCCAACTTTCAGGCATGAAATCTAGTTTTTCCCAACGCATGCAAATGGCATTGGTATGTAATATGGAGGCAGTTTTAGCGTGCTCATATTGCCTTTGTAAATCTTCCGCACGTCGATGGAAGAATCCACGAGTAACACCACTATAATATTCCCATTCACCAGCATGAGGCTCCAAAATTGGAGTATCATCTTTGTGGTGAGCTTCACAACGAATGCAGTAATTTACACTACAGCGTTCATCTGCTTTGGGAAGATAAGTAACATTCTCATTTCTACAAAGGGCTGGTTCCAACACCGATGCACAATTACAATACAACATAGAACACTTCTCACATTTAGTGGGAATTGCTTCCTGATTTGCCAAATATTGACCCTCTTCAGTGAAATGTTGTTTGGATTGAATTTGCACCCACCTCAAATACTCACGAACAGAGACCCTAACCAGCTTTTTACCCTCAAATACAACAGGTTCCATAGCGGATAGGTCGACGTGTCTCTTGTTTTGAGCAGTGTATGCACGCACAGTCAAATACCATGCATCAGGACAAGCAGTATGTCCAAACGCATCCTCAATTTTCTTTTTGCTTAAAATTCCTTTTTCGCAATATTGGGGTTTAGGTTCGACTTTAACGTGATACATACGTCGAAGAACAGATTCAGGTTCATTGGAGTACTTCGCAGCGTTAAGATGTTCGACATTAGTAGAAACAATACAAAAATATGGATTTAATGACACTTTTCCCTTAAGGAAAACATCAGCCATTGGTGCCAAATATTTAATATTATTAATAACTTGTATCAATCTGTACGCTGGAGAGAAGTCCATGAAGTCTTCTTTGGTGTTGGCAAAATCGTCAAAAATGATTGCGTTGATATGAGAACGCACAGCAGAGGCAAATTTATCATTATCAGCCCAAGTAGCAATTCGATCTTTTTCAGCACTCAAATCATTATAGACGAGTCCAGCATTCACTGTCAAATTTGTTAAACTAGATTTTCCACATCCAGATTGTCCAAACAAACAGACAGCAAAGGGGGCGATTCTTAAACCACCCCGAGTTCGCAATTGTGTAAATTCAGTTTCATTATCTCTCAATTTATCCATACGATCAGAGACATATTTTCTTTCAAAAGTTTGACTCCTTTTAATGAATCTTAAGAGATTATCACCAAATTCAATTGCTTTCTTGAGGCGAGCTTCATACTCATTATCATCTATTTCTGTATATTCACGTAGATTCCCAGCTAATGCATATCCATGCCAAGACCGAATTTCATTGTACATGCGGTCAAATTCTGAGACTTTATCATCTTCCATGAAAAATGCAGAAACATCTCCAGTTTGAAAAACTCGCCAACCGCCCTTCATAAAGCCGGAAACAGCTTCATAAAATGCTTCAAAGACATCACCTGCAGCCAATTGTTTCTTTGTAACAATGGGTGAAAACAGTGAGACATTACCAATTTTAAAGGTAAGATCTGCTGTTGCACACATTCCAGAAGACACTATGACATTAATCAGGTGTGTAAACTTTTTAGCAATAGTCGAAGATCGGAATTCCTTCCAATTTGAAAAGGCTGAATCTATGGTACTGTGCCAAGATACTGGAGAATCAACTTGTTTAGTAGTAGTGCCATCTTGAGCGTCAAGAATAATTAATTCATCCTGAGCTTCTCTCAATGATTCTGCTCCAAAAGCCTCTTCAAGCATTTCCTCGACTCGGGCATGTCCGTCGTCACTAGACCAATCTGAGATATAATCGATTCTCATAACTTGACGATAAATATATAGCGGTAAAGACTCTTTTACATGTGCTTGTAAATATTGAGTAATTGCTGCTATCATTCCGCGTTTAGTTTTCGAATCTCGTAAACTCTCAAATAAGCACCAGACTTGAATGGCTTCCTTTAAATATGGATCCATCTTAATGTAACCCATTTGAGGTTCCAAAACAGGTCTGGTAGCTCGTCTATACCACGTACGAACAAGAGCAGCGCTGTCAATCATCACTCCCAAAAAGAATAGAATTCTTGCAAAGAATCCTACCCATATGAGAAAATAATCGGCAGCGCCAGGTTGGTAGAACGCTCCACAAATAAATAGCCATAAATACAAAAGGCACATTGGTGGAGCATCCCACACGGGATTGAACACATGCTTCTGTTTCTTCAAACGGCGGCGTTCACATTTCTTGCAGTAATTTACCCCCTTAGAGGCAGTTGAATCCTGCTTGGACAATTTCAACTTTTGGGTTTGGTGGGCACGGTTAGCAAATCCTCGACTCATCTTCATAGTTATGAAACGACGAGTCAAAGATTATTCCGTGCAGGTGTCCTGCAAAGAATAAATCTTCAACAGTCGACACAGCATCTTTGGCTCCACAAAAGCGGAGTTTAATCAAGGACATCATTGGGTGTTATTCCATGGACACGTATGGCCACCCTCAATCCACAAGTTAGAATTGCTGTTGCATAAAGGCGCTCAAAATCCAAATTCATGGATGAGTCTATACCAAAACACAACTAACAAAACGCTTGCTACTGAGTCTCGTCTGGGGTTGAGGCCCTACCCTAAGGCGTTCCTCAAAAAGTGGCCGGGATAATTCGTCCCGGCTCAATCCTGATTGCATTAATTTGCACTCTCAGGAGGAGCTATGGCTATTAGACGAGTAGCCAAAATACTCATATTACCGTTGATCACGGATTAGTTCTAATGGACATATAAAGACTTCCATTTGATCAGTAAAAAGCCTGTGATTAACATATAACAAATAGTGCCGGCTACAGACCGACAACAACACAATACATTGGATGCAATTTATATTTATAGGGTTTTATTTGCATCTCTATCACAAAGTTTTGGTTAAATATATTTAATGACCTTCTCAGGTCGATGACCGTTGGTTTCACACGGTCGATACCTGCATAAAAGAATAAATTTAATTACAAAACAAAACTAGCATAAAGGGGGCGGACCCCCAAATATGCTACTCTAGCTCAAAAGGAGGCTGACCTCCTCAAGGCCAACTGGCCGGAAGTTAATCCGGCATTTCGATGATCCCCGTGTACGCATAATGCG